TCTTCCTCTTCTGTGAATCACCACAGTAAGGACACCTAAAATTAAAAAGGTCTGACTTCTTCTTAGTGAAGAGGGTCAGACGAGGTGAAACTAATTGTATGTACTTTACGTCAAGGTATGACAAGTCATCTCATCTGAGTTGTTCCTATCATAGGTCTTTCAACTGGAACTGTCAACTGTCCTTGTGACGATTCAAATACTGGTCTAATGATTTTTTGTCCGACTGGACTAACGAGGAAAGATATAACAGAAAGAGCACCAAAAATAGACCACATCTTCTTCTCCATAGTCTGAAGACGGTCATCAACTTTGCGTATATCTCTTTCACAACCTGCTTTTATTAAATTTGTTTCTCTATTAAGATCAGTATGTAATCTATCAATCTTTTCAAATAAAACTCTGTCAACCTGATCTTGATTATCTAATTTTTCATTGTGTACAGCAAGAAGTTGACCCATCTTCACGGAGTTTTCCTGAAGAGAGTCAACTACTTTTTCTAATCTTTCTAGTATTGCACCATTAATATCAGACATTTCTGACAGCGAAATCCAGTGCTGACTGATACGTGCCAGCATCCTTGTTCAGCATATACTGAAACTGTTGCTTATGCGTATCATCTAATTGTGCATAACAAGCAGCAATTCTCTTAGCAGAGAAGTTATCTAAATTCTGTACAGATCCATCACCGAATTGGATCTTTGCGAATGTACCTTCACCCTGTGGGTTTAGTTCTGATGTAGCAACGTCTAATGCAACCTGTACTACATCTTGTTTTTCAAGAATTACATCCTTATCCACGTTAGTTTCCTCATTATTACGTTTTAGTTTTTTGGTTTGATCGCTTGCTTTCTTTTTAAAGTCAGACAAACGAGCTTTCATTAGAGTATCCATCTCTTTGGTCTTGCGAACCATCTTCTCCTTTGCCTCGCCACGCTTCTTCTGAAGCTCCTTCTGACGATTCAATTTCTTCATCTGACCGATTTGCTTTTGAGCTCTTTCGGTATCAGAAGATACTGCTTCTTCAATAGGTGTTTCGGTATGTTCTTTCATTTTTCTTCGGTTAATACGGGAGAAGAGATCTCGTGCACCCTTAGTGCGTCCATCCACTGTCTCATTATTTTTCTTATACTTACGATGTTGTCTTGGATTAACCAAAACAAATGACGGAGGTAACTGAAGACCAGATCCATCACCAGCAGAGTTTATCTCTTCATTTTTTAGATTAGTTTCAGTTGCTTCAGACATTCTTCGTCAACATCCTCGTTAAGTTTAGTGGGTAATCTATTTAGAAACAACATAAAAGCTTTAAGTAAAGACCAATACGTTGCTTCAATTCTGTAAAACAGCAATGGTGTTGCTGCATCATCAAAAACATTATATAGTATTATAATATGATTTAGAATCAGGTGAGTTTTCAACTCTCCCGTTGTCTCATACCTCCTAAGTAATCTTTTGATGTACTTAAATCTCTTTAAGTCTTCTTCAAAATCTTGATAGGTGACGGACAACGGGTTGTTATAATGTTTAATTGCAAAGAATAACCAATTTTCATGGTTCAGTTCACTTATATTCATTCATCAACTGTCAAATGTTAGAGTCGCAGCTCCGTTAGTGATAACCTCTTCGGTACCATTAGCAGAAGTAACCTTAACTCTGTACTTGTAACCATCTAAGGTAGCACCACCAAGTGATGCGTATGTAAGAGTTGCTGTTGTGAAGTTGGAATATGTGATTCCAGTATCTGTGTTAGCAGCAAGGTTAACCCAACGCTTACCAGTTGCAGTCTGACGTTGCCAAACATATGCAAGTGTTCCAGGTGTTCCTGTTGTGGATGTGCTAAGGGTAAATGTACCACCACCAGAAGATGATTGTGAGTTAGCAGGTTGTGCAGTAATAGTTACAGCAGATGCTACATCAGCAGCAATTGTATCGTCAGCAAGGTCACCAGATGTTCCAGCAGCAACAGATAGAGCTGCTACACACTCTGCCTTATGACGAGTGTTACCACCAGCATCAGTATAAGTTCTATATACCCACCATCCAGGTGAATTAATACCACGAGACTTGTTCTCAGCAAGAGAACCTTCAGTTGCGTCAGCAAAAACTAAGTTATAGCTATTGCTATCTCCACCTAAGATTACAAATTCTGCAACCTGTTTTGGAGGTGTACGCTTGATTACTTTAGCAGCAGCAAGAGTATTATTAGTAGCACCTGCATATACTTTATGTAATTCTATGCTTGTTGTACTTGTTACGGTCTTAACAATGTAGTTAACACCATCAATTTCAAGTACATCACCACCGACTACGGTGTCGGCAGCATTTTTTGTTACTGTAGCGTCATTTTGTGTGACAGCAACAGTATTGGAGAATGCAGCAGCATCCGTAGTTCCAATAAGTGACATCTTTATTCCTCTGTGAGTCGGTCTATAGTTCTAAGTTTTATTTATAAACGCTATTCTTTTGCAGCGATTGCCTTTTTGACAGTCTCCAAAAGTTTATCGTCCATGTCGGTCTTAGTTAACTTAACTGCTTTGTCAAGAATAACTAAACAAATTTCAATGAGTTTTTCTCCAAGCTCCTCATTCTCAGGGATCTTTTTTACTGCATCAGAGATGATCTTTGATGCTATAGGTAGTAGAAATGAAAACATGATAATCAAATATATGTTCAATTATTTATAATTTTTAAGAAACCCCTCTGAACCACCACCTTTCCATGGTGAATGTTTTTCTAATGCTAGACGGTATGCTTTCTCATGCATACTTAACTCTTCTGCTACTTCTTCTTCTGGACGTGGGTTTTCAAAATCTTTATCGGTTGCCATAGGCCATACATCATAAGGGTGGGGTACATCATCAAACCATTCATCTAATGGTAGTCTGTGTAAAGGTTTCATCCTTTAAGAATTATCTGGTTTACTCACCATACCTTTCTCTCCATCTCTGATGGTAGGCATGATTTCTACATTTCCTTTTTTCTTTTTCTTATACTTTTTATCTTTACAAGCTTCGTTAAATTCTTGGAATGTCTTCATTTTTTATATCCCATAATCTTAGCAATCTTTTTACTCTTGTATCCTTCATGATTCATACTTCTTGATACTTCTACTTCTACTTCTACTTCCTCTTCTTTAAGATCTTTCTTCTTACCTTTCCATCCATCCTTTGTTCTTTCAAGAACATAAACTTCTCCCTCAACTTCAACCTCTTCTCTTTCTAGAACCTCTGTCTCTTCATTAGCAGCACCTGGGGTATCTAGTTGTGCTTTAGGTGATTCTTTCTTAGCACTCTTTTTCTTCTTAGTAATTTCTTCTACCTCTGCACCATGTGATTGTGGATCCATTCCAGCAAAAGGTTCTTCATGTAAGTTAAGATCAACTGGATCTGTGTTCTGGAAGCAATCGCCACCCATCCATTGACCATACTGTTCCATCAAACCTGAGGAAAACTCATCATTATGCTTGACGGTATTAACTGTTTTTTGCTTCTTCATCTTTATACCAAGAGGTTCTCTTAAGGTTATTTATAGCTCTTATATTCTTCATCCATTCTCGGAACATCTTTCCTTCTTCAGAAATAACAATAGCATAATTACCACCAACACGATGGATGCTACCCTTTACTCCTGTACGTGAGGACATAACAACATCACCTTCTTTGAAGACGTGCTGTTGTCTTTGCTCCTGACGGAGTGCTTCTTCTCGTAGTTTTTTAAAATCAATCATTTAAAATTCTTAGGCAAATTTGCCACTATCTCATTCATGAGAACACGGCAATCATTATCAGACAATGCTCTAGGTATACCAGATCTGAAAGAATTGAAGTCACTAGCAAATGCTGCTCTTCTCATTTTAGTTCCAGAAATAGCAAAGGTATCACCATCTGCATCTCTACTACCAGAAGACTGAATATCAATCTTCCTAAAAGTGAAGTCTTTACCATTATATTTATGGAGAAACTTCATAGCATTAACTCTATCAGCTCCTACAAGCATTACAACCTCATCATATCCATCCATCATTAAATGCTGTAATATTTTAACTGGATCTCTAGGTCCACTATGAAATTTACCTTTATGAAATGGAAACATTTTATTCATATAAAATAATTTCCTATCAGGTGATAAAGGATTAGTTCCTTTAGCATCATGTGATTGTGAAAGATATATCCTATAGTCATCTGAACCAGCCGCTGCCTTTACACCATCAAAGTTGGCCTTATGTCCTGTAGTAGGTGGTTGATACCTACCAAAAGTAAAATAGCATCTTTTGGTTTCTAACGCCATGACTTTGCTAACGTGAAGTTATTGTAGGAGAACTCAAGACGGTTCACAAACTTAATCATGTCTCCATCCTTATGTAGAACATAACCTTCAGGATTAGTAAGTTTATATCCTTTGTCTGTTTGAACAAAAGTTCTAAAAGTTTCTAAATGATCTAACTTATCAATAACAAACTGCTTGATTTCTTGAAGTTCTTTATAAAGTTTAAGCATTGCCTTGAACTTCTCAGCATTGTTCATAAGATAGTTCTCACTATCATATATCAATTTCTTCTTAGCAGCTTGTGTTGTAGGTTGCTTTAACTTATCAGCCATTGGTTTGACTTTACTATGATAGAAGTTAGTCAAGTCCTCA